GTGATACATAAACGTCAAACCCAGCGATGTTAAAGCGGAATTGACTGTTAGCACCAACAATACCGTTAGCGATAGCATCTTGATACATAGGTACTGGTGAAAGTACGTTAGTAGCAATTTTGCTGATTTCATAAGCTACAGACTCATCCACTACTGCAACTAAACCTTGGCCAGGTACGTTAGAGCGAGATAGAGCTGATCTAGCATAATGGAAGTCGTTAATGGTGATTACACGGCTAGTACCAGTACCATTGAAGCGGTGATCCGCGCTATTGATCCTGTTGGCATTAGCGGTTGTTTGGCCACCACCTGACTTAGCACCAGGGCCAGCTGCTTTAAGTACTGCTGTTTCTAAGTATTCGTTAAGTACACGAACTTGGTCAGCAACGAACTGTGATTTGCCATACAGGTTGTCAAGAAAGTAAGAGTCCTCTTTTGCTTTGTCGGTGATCGTGTCTTGGGAATACACATCCTCATCAACAATCATAGTGAACTCACCAATATCTCTTGCACTTGAAGTGGTATCGACGTTCTCGTTCCAGTCTTTAACCATAGGTTGACCTATAGAGGGTACACTGTACGTAGTGCCATGGCCAAAGTCAGGCGTGATCCATTTACACCACTTACCAGCCATAAGATCGGCTAATAAGAGTCTTTTGATCTCTTCTGAGTATACTGTGGCCCGGATGTGTGTATCAGCTGATCTAATCATATAAACCTCATCTAATTGTTATTTTGTCTAGCCATTGCTCTGTATAAGCGCTCTTGGTGCGTTTTGCTGTAGTAAGTCTTTGGGTCAGTTGTTAAGACTGCCATAAGCGCATCTACACTTTCACCACCACCAAGGCTTAGGGTATTAACACCCCCATGTACACTGCCAGACTGCTGTTGGTTCGTCTGTTTAAATAAAGCTAAAACTGCTTGAGGGCTTTTAGCGGCCATGCTGTTCAGGTCTTGAACATCTAAGCCTAGCTCCCTAGCTTTTTCCACATAAACACTTTCTGCCTTGTCAGCATACAGTTGCTTAAGTTCAGCAGCTACCTTGCTGCTGTTTTCTTGTGTTTTAGCTTCTAACTGTCGCCTGGCTAAGGCTCTCTCAACAAGTGCTTCCATGTCTACAGATTGCCCGGCTGTGGGTTGCTGGGGTAGAGCTTGCACACCGTCTGTAGAAGGGCTTCTCGTGATCAAAGCATCTAGCCGCGCTTGGATGGCAAGTTGCTGGTCACGCAAAGCTTTATTGTCAGCTTCCAGCTTGGCAATATGCTGCTGTGCATGGGGCACGCTTGCTAAAGCGTCATCGACAGTCTTATACTTCTTCTCAGCCCCAATGAAATCGTTAAAAATCGTTGGTGCTGTTTGACTAGCTTGGTCAGCATTGTCCATAAATCCTACCTTGTTATAAGTTGTTTACAAAAATCTAAAGCCTTCAATTGCCCTACTAAGTAGGCTTGGTTATAAGCCCAGTCGCCTTTAAAATCCTCAGCCATAGCCTTAGTTCTTATAGAATTCTCCATATCAGTAATGGCTTTAGTTACATACCCAAACAAGTGTGCGGCCTCTTTGAATTCGACACGTACACGGTCAAGGTTGTCTGCTGTAACGTGCCGTTCTATTAGGTTATTCGTCATTACTTTCCCCGCCCATAGCGTATAGCAGCGCCAGCAGACCTATTAGTAGATTTGCTAACAACACGAAGATTACTAGCTCCATTACCGCCACCACGCTTAAGAGGACGTTTATGGTCAACGTCTTTACCGTCTCCTTTACGTGCACGGCCTGCTTCAACCATTGTGGCTCTTGCTGCATTTCTTTTAGCTCTATTAGCTTTCTGCTCAGGTTTGCTGTGGTATTCTTTATATTCTTTCTTATAGTCGCGCTTAGTAGGCATCTTTACATACCATCAGGTAATTCTTGTTCTTGTGCTACTTGTATGTTTTCTTGGTACTGAATGCCAAGCATTTGTGTTTCTGCTTGCTCTGATATCCTGACGTTAGGCGTCATTAGCTGGTAGCGGCCTAGTTGTAACAGTTCTTCAAAAAGCTTAGCTTCGGCTAATCCGGATACGTGTGACATAACAGCTGGATCTGCTGCAAATGCCTGTCTAAAGCCAAGGTAATTCTGTAAAACATTGTTGCGCATTGCATAATGGTCAGCTCCTACAGCTCTTATTTTTCCTTTTGCTGTAAGGTCTGCTTTGGTAATACTAAGGAACTCTAAAGCCCCTGTATCAGTATCCAGTACACTAATAGTGTCTATAGCGTTAATATTCCTTCGCGCTAATTCTAACATACTGTTAAGCAAAGGTTCAAGTACTTTCTGCTCAAAGGACTTAATCTTCTGTTGTGGCAGCTTGTTACGTGCACGCTTCATTTCCCCGACTTCAAAGGCTGTCTTTTCCCCAGGGGTACGGAACCCCAGCTCCTCTTTAGGCATACCTGCAAACTCTTCCATTAAGGCAAGCAGGTTTGCTATTTGGCTGTCAGCTTGCAGTGCTGTGCCATCTACACGTAGGAAGTCTACATCTGAGTCAGGGTCAGGTAGTATAATCTTTTCGCCAGGGCCAAACTTGAAGTTGTCAACTAAGCCACGCACTTTAATGGGCGGCAGTGCCATAAGGTCAAACAAGTCAGCCCTAATATTCTCAAGGTGGTCTATTCTGTACTGCATACCTATTAGGTTAACGAGCGGACTTTGCCCGTACGTACTGCCAGCCCTTTGACGCCAAGGTGCATGCACAAAGTATGACTTACCAACCCAGCTAGGGTTAGGTTCGCAACGCACAAGGTCACACCTGTCTACAACAGTTATAATGTGGTTCTTAAGGAACAGACCTGTTTCAAGGTCATACATGTCACCATGGAATTCTAATATTTCCACTAGGCCTGACCGCATATACATGCCAAAGCTGCCAAAGCCATCAACAACCATACTGTCAAACATACTTAGTTCTGTTCTGCTAGAGCCTTGATGAAAGGATCTGTTAGCCAGGGCTTTACGTACAATGTCATGCTTATAAGAATGCTCGGGCTCTGATAAGGCTTCTGCATGCAAGTCGCCTAGAGTCTTAACATACCTTACAACTTTAGGGCTAGCCTCAAAGCTTGCTGCTGTAGGATCCCAAACAATATCTGCCATAGGTACACGCCTAGCTCTTGGGCCTATGTAGGTAATAACCTTTTCATTTGTTTCGTCATCAATATAATAGTCTTCTACATACTCACAGGTAGCAACACAGTTACCCCATAAAATGAAGTCTAGCAATAAATCGCTCACAACGTCCTTAAAGCCACTCACACGCAGTTTGTTTGCCATGTAGGCAGTAATGGCCTGCACCTTAGTCTTATCGGCTGCATCAGCGCTGTAGGCGTCCCATTTAACCCATTCCTCATTAGGGAATAGCGACTCAAAGTAGCTAGCATGCAAGTTATCCATAATTTGGCATAACTTAGGCAAGTGAGTATTGTTCTTCCATGGCAGCTTAGCATTGTTTGTCTGTTTGGTGTTTGTTGCATACACGTATTCGCGGCACTCTGCCACTTCGTCTTCAAAAGACTGCCTAGACGTCTTAAACTTAGTCCACATGTCAGCTACATGCTTAGCTTTGTGGTCAGGATTGGCTAGGCCTGTTAGGCATTCTACTTGACTCATTGGTAGGCAACTCCTCCAAATTTACGGTGATAAACGACATTACTGTTAGAACTTTCGGACTGCATTTGCCTGCTTGCTGGCTTAGCTGCTAGCACTGCTATAGTTAGGCCATCCTTAAGATCGTCGTGTGGCGGGTTTTCAAAGCGCAGCTCTTCTTCAAGTAGTTCACAGTTACCCCCTTTGTAGTGGTACATAACTCGCTGCTCATACCTGGGCTTTAAGGTAGACTGAATACGTTCTTCCTTTGTACCGTGGTTACGGTTAGGCCTGTGTTCCTCTATGGAACATAAGATCCCGTTATTGGGGAAGTAGGTATATTTTAACTCATTCACAATCTGCTGCTGTGCTGTGGTCGTTTCCATGCGTATACGTTTAAAGCCCCATTTCAGGTATAGCCGCTCAATTTCTGCAAAGTAGCCTGATATCATTTCAGTCTTAAATCTAGCTAGGTCTAGTATGTATACACGCCTGTCAGCATCCATGCCCACAACTGCCACTACGCTGTAGTCAGTCTTTTTCTTAATACTGAAAGCAAAGTCAACCCCTGCTGTTACCAGTACAGGCTTACCTGCAACAGTGCATATACCATCTACAAACCTCACCTGGCTCTTGTCATAGTACTGGAACCATTCAGGTTGTATAAGCTTAGTAGCTTCGTTATTAGGCTTGTTGTAGTACTGGCAGAAAAACTGGTTTTTGTCTAAGTATTCAGCTTTCTTGTAAGCCAAGACATTAGCATCAAAGCCATACCATGCCCCATTTGCAGCTTGCCGTCTAGGCCATATGAAGTCACCAGTGCCGTCACCTGAATCTTCAACTTGCTTTTGAAACAAGTCGTACATCTTGCGACTGCTGCCCTTAATATGGTCATACACTTCTAGGCTTAATAGTTCTTGGTATAAGTCGTCAGGGTGGTATCTTGTACCTACAGCAATAGTAATAGCCCCAGGGTCTTTAATAGAAGCTAATTGTGAGTATGCAGAAGCAACCTTATTTCTTTGGTCTGTTGTTGTGACGTTGTCAGGTACAACTAAATCGTCAAGTACAAGTATATCACAATGCCTACCTGTAATGTTACCACCTATACCAACTGCTGTAAGGGTGTTATCTCTTATAAGAGTGTTATGCCTAGCTGGGTGATCCACAATTATTTCGCTAGTATTCCATCTAGCCCTTTTAACTTTGTTGTCATCAACCATGTTAGGCCAGTACCGTTTGTATACACGGCTAGTCAGTATCTGTCCTACACTGTAAAGTTGGGCTTCTGCTAAAGAGCTAGTAGCTGACACGTACAATATACGTACTTTTGGGTCAACCGTTATACGCCAGCTTGTCCATATAGCAGCAACAGTTGACTTTAAATGGCCCCTTGGCAGTAAAACAAGGCTAGCTAAGTCCCTGTCAGTACTTGTTAACCACCTGAATAACTGGTCGTGTATGTCACCAAAGCACAGGTCAGGGCATACAAGCCTTGCATAGAATGCAAAATCTGTTTCTGCTAGCTGCTTTATGTCTTGCTTATTTATCTTATTGGATGATTGCATTATCTATACTGTACTGCGCCATACGTTGAATGTCTTCTGCATAAACATCAGGCTCCTTGCTTACCTGCTCAGCAGGTGCAACCACATCTTCCCTAGCTTTATTGGTAGTAGGCTTAAGCTTGTAACGGCCCTCTGCAAGCCATTTAGCACTGCTAATAGCAGACATGCCACCTGATATACTGTCTTTGTGTATGGCAAGTAAAGCGTCACTGCGTATTTTCATTTCCATCTCTTTACGCCAGCGTTCAATACTGTCTTTCTTAGGCTTTAATATGTAGTTATTCAAAGCACGCTGCAACTGGTTCCAGTATTCCCAGTCACCATGGCAAACCTGTTGTACAAAAGTCCATTCAGTAGGGTCACAAGTGTTTATGTAAACTAAACGCATAGACTTGTATAGTTTGTCACCCACGCGCCTGTCTTGAAAGTGCACTGTGTAGGTAGGTTCTAAGGCAGGGTTTTTAAATTCGTAGAACAATGCCCTGGTAGGCTTCCTGCTGTAGTCAGCTATGGCATACTCTGCCGTGCCCTTCATGTCATGCTCAAGTATAAAGTCTTCAGGTATTAAAGCATCTGCATTCTTAAAATCACCCATCTTTACGCCTCTGCCCAAATAACTGTATAAGTAAGGTCTTTATATCAGAAAAGCCTGTATGCATGTCCTTGCCTAGCTCTGACACCCTGTTGTCTAACAAAGTAATCCTTGTTTGTAACCCAGCTTGATCTTCCTTTAGTTGTTCATATTTAGACAGCAGTATGCTTATAGCTTGTTTGTTATCACTGGACATGGCAATTAAACCTTCAATCTCTTTATTAAGTAGCTTTTGATCCTCTACTGCTACCTTAATTGACTTGTCAATCTTTGACCTTTCCCCTTTATACAGCGAGTAAATAAGGCGAGAAGCAAAGCTTGCAAGCACAACAACAGCAGCGGCACCAAACAGGCTACCACCTTTCAATATATCAACAAGTAAATTTTCCACAAAACCCCCTATAAATTCCCCTCAGATACCCATGTGCCAGGTGTACCAGCAACAGTACACACCCAAGCTTTTGGTTGCCCTACAGTAGGTGTCAGTCGTCTGACACGATCACCCAGCCGCCAATACCTGGTTGTCGGGGCTGCATCACCTAGAGCCTCGGTGTTCCAAGTTTTAACTAGAACTCTACCAGAAAATAACCGGACGCCGCCATGCGCAAAAGTAGCCCCGGTGCACACGTTTTCTACTTGATAGCCTACAGCTTGAGTGTTTGTACCATCAAAGTAAAAAGGCACTGATATTGTTTGTGCGCCCATCCCGAGATTTTGCGTAACTTTATTACCGCCCCCAGATAAACTGAAAGCTACTGTTTTGGCTGTTTTCATTTCAACATTCACTACTGCTGTATACAAGCCAGCCGCCAGTCCATTGAGCAGTGTTGTAAAGCTTGTGTTGAACTGATTCCCTGTGCCATTCACACCGAGGATTGTTTGCACTGTAGCAGCGTATATGTCTGTAGATGTGCCTGCGCTCATGCCTGCGCCTAAACTCCCAGCGGCCCCATATCCTGATTCTGTGTATAAAATATCGAGCAGCTTCTGAGATTCTTTGTAAGTCTCACATCCACTTTGCTTATCCCTGTTTTGCATGAGCTCAATCTTACATGCAGCAGTCCCATGCTCTGTGCTTGCTCTTTGTCCAAAGAGGACGCTAGCGAACTGATTATTTTCAACAACCCAACTTTGACGAGAACCTAACGTGTATAGCGTGGATGTGGGTATACTTGTTGAGAATTCAAAAGGATAGGAGCCAGTCAGTCCATTGTTGCCCGTAAACACAAACACGTCAGGGATGTCAGTGAAATAGCACACGGGAAAATCGCCACAGTACATCTGCGAGTTCGTTATTGATACCCGGTTGACGTTAGTAGCCCCTGGGCCAGTTCCATTCCGCACTATCGTCCTGGCTCCTAGTTCACCACCAAATCGGCAGTTTGTTAAGGTTACATCAAAGCCTAAATGATCAACCCAGGTGTCATTTGCAGTGCTGTAGAAGGGCACTCCGCACAGACCTTCTATCAGTATTGAGCCTCGATTGATGAAAAACGTCTCACACGACGCTTCCACCCAGTTGCGTATAAAATGGAAAAAGTCTACTTTTGTATCGGATACACAATTAGTAGCCACTGTGTGTCTACCTATGAATCTATTATTCTGTGCTATAAGGAAAGTACTTGCGCTGTTAGTGTCTGTCTTAATAGCTACGCCTGACCACTCTTGTATATCGCAATTTTGGATCACGATGACGGACCCGTCGAGATTCCCAGTTGCGATACGAAAGATGTCGGTGAATCCACAGGTGCCTACACCGTCAAAAACACAACCCGTGTTCACGTTAATGAACAGAGGTGTTGTCTGTACAAAGGGATAAAAGCTCGACATTATCACAGCACGATTAGCATATATGTGAAAGTCTGTACCGACATCAAGATTCCCAGTCACTAGGTACCTTTTGCCCTCAATCAGACGCATAACAGGCGTTGAGTATACGTTTGTCATAGCTGGAGTGGCAACTTGCGCACTCTTAATCCACGTTATACAAGCTTCAAACGCTGTCTGGTCATTAGTAGTAGAGTCCCCCTTCGCGCCCCAGATGTGCGGTGTTATGTCGCCTTCCATAAGTCTAATGAACCTACCCGGGAGAGTATTAGGGGTGATATATTTGCCGTTATCTTGGGTAGCACTAGAGCTAGAGTTATAGATGAAATCTCCACCGCCTTCATCCCCTTTAGTATAGTAGCCACCACAGCACACGTAAGCCCCATTCGCAAGGCCAGTCAAGGCCTTCATGTCTGCTACTGTATCAACAGCAACAGGCGCATTCTTCCAAGTAAGTGAAGTACCGTCAGTACTCAATACCCTGCCACCATTACCAGTCTGGGTAGGTACAGCTGTACTTAAGCCTACAGCACTTGCCACATCAACCCACCTAGCAGCATCACTACTAGCAATAGGTGCAGGCAGGTTTATAATGCGGTGGCTGTTCATGTCAAGGTTAGCACCCATAGCATTAGGGCCAGTACCGTTCCTTGACAAGGTGTTTTCTAAAGCAGTTTCAATAGCAGCATAGTTGGCATTTCTTTGTGTTGTGGTTTGAAAGCCACTAGATTCGTCTGTAAGAGTAAGTTTGGCCATTACCATACCTGTTAGTGGTAGCAGAATAAAAGGCAGCCCTACTGGGAGGGACAGTAAGGCTGTAGGCAGTAACAGCAGGGCGCTGTTACAAGGCAGTAGCTGAGCTACTACAGGCATTCTTATTTTTATAAGCCATGCCAAGCATACTAGCACAAAATAAAGCTGCTGTAAAGCTACATTTGAGCAGCAACTGGCCTGCCACACCTAGGCAGCATACCTTGGGCTACAGGCGAACTAGCCAAGGCACACCCAGCATGCTTACCTTGGGCAGCAGGCAAGGCCTTGTTTTTCCTTGGGAAAAATTTGCTGGCGAGATTTTCGAGGTGCAGTGCACCCAAGCAAGCACCCCCTGCTCCCCCCTGCTGGCCTCCCTGCATTATGCTGCGAATCATTTGCATTTGCAAAGCGGTAAGGGTACCGCTGGTTGCATTTACATGCTGGCCTGCCACTAGCTAGCCTGCACATGGCAAGCTATGCAAAGCGGTAAGGGTACCGCTGGTAGCAAAGCAGTGCCCTTGCAAAGCAGTAAGCAGTGGTGGGTAGGCGGGTTGGCATGCACTATAACTATAACTATACCTATACCTATACCTATGTACTCTGTACTATGCCTATGCCTATGCCTATGCACTCCCACTTGCACTACCAGCGCTTTGCACTGCCTGCTTGGTGGTGGCAGGCCTGCTTTCAGTTGCTAGTAATAGCGTTAGCTATTACTACCTCGCATATTAGGTCAGTGTCCTGCCTGCTGGCTAGACTATGCTTATTAGCCAGCCTCGCTTGTATTAGCGCCTGCGCCTCTAGCACCTCCTCTTTAGCTGCATGTAGTTGTATGTGGTTTAGTAGTCGTTTGATTAGCTGCATTGTGTGTACCCTGTGTCATATTTAGTCAGTGTCGTAATTTCAGTATTGCATGGCCTAGCAGTATTGCAAGTCTGCTCTTGACTGTTTTACATTTATTTACAATCTGCTACCTTTCTTTACAATTGTATGCTTGCGTGTTGGGTTAGTTAGGTACTATAGTTATTACATGCAGAGAGATTAACGAAACAAACGAAACGAGGAGAACGAAAATGGCGACAATAGAAAGCAGAGTTAGAAAGTTTTTATCTGGCGCGAGCGTTACGCTCTTAGAGCAGGTGAAAAATAATGGACTGCATAGCGTCACAAACGATTTTAGCAACAGCCCACGGTCCTATGCCGTAGCGCCGCTAATAGCGGGGAAAATAATAGCAGAAAGACTAAAAAATGCGAGTAACTAAGATTTATAAAGGGGGTTTTTATGTGCAACAGGGTACAGTTATCTATCATGGCTGCTTGGTGCAGGTGGCATGGCAAGGAGTTAGATGTGGGCGCTATTGAGTGGATTAGGTTGTATGCTGGGGTATTCAGACAAATAATGGACCGGGGGAGTAAATCATGAATAACACAATTGAGGGTCTTAAGTTATGCACCATTACAAAATTATAGGCCGTAACGGCCTAGCGCTGGATATACTAGCGCCTACTATGCGACATGCTATTCTGATTGGTTACAGAGCCTTAGGTGTGGTTAGCAGTGTTGCTAGGGGGCGTAATGCAAAGCGTTGATCCACTGATCTTTGACATAGAGGCCAATGGCCTCCTAGAACAGGCATCTATCATACACACCTGTGCCT